ATGACGGCGACAACGGCGCAAGCGGAAACCCGCTCCTCAAGCTGGTCGGCCAGCGGGGAGCCGCTACTCGGAAGCACCCTGCCGCGTAGGTACACGCCACCCCTCGTTGTAGGCCCGCCTGGGCCGTGCTCCTGTGGGTGCGCGCTCGACCGGGACACAAGCTACGGCTTTGCGGTCATCGACTTCGCGCGGTACGTGCTTGAGGAGCCGCTGGACCCCTGGGAAGAATTTGCCGTCATCCACGCCGGGGAGCTGCTGCCCGATGGGCGCCCAAGGTTCCGCCAGGTCTTGATCCTGGTCGCGCGCCAGAACGGCAAGACGCACCTACTCCGGGTGTTGAAGCTGTACTGGCTGTTCGTGGAGCAGTGGCCGGTCATCCTCGGTACCTCGACGGACCGCAACTACGCCAAGAAGGACTGGCGGAAGCTGTGCGACATCGCCATCGCCAACCCGTACCTACGGGAGGCGTTGCCGCGACACAAGAACAAGGGTGTGATCACGCAGATCGGCGAGGAGGCGCTGAACACAGCGGACGGGTGCCAGTACATGTTCGCCGCCACCAACCGCCGGGCGGGCCGCTCGCTCTCGATCGACCGGCTCGTGATCGATGAGCTGCGGGAGCACACCTCCTGGGACGCCTGGAATGCCGCCACCAACGCGATGAACGCCCGGCCGCTCGGCCAGGTCTACTGCATTACGAACCAAGGCGACGACACCGGCATCGTGCTCGACTCGCTCCACGCTCGCGCGCTCCGGGTCATCAAGGAGGGCATCACCGACAGCCGCATCGGGCTGTTTGAGTGGAGCGCTCCGGACGGCTCGGACCTCCTCGACCCCGAGGCGTGGGCCGCCGCCAACCCGAACCTGGGCCGCCGGATCGACCCGGACAGCCTCCGCGAGGAGTTGGAGCGGGCAGCGGAGAAGGGTGGAGACGAAGAGGCACGCGCACGCACTGAGATCCTGTGCCAGCGTGTCCGGTCGCTCGACGCGGCGGTGGACCCGGTCGCATGGGAGGAGTGCCACGTACCCGGCGACATGAGCGGGCTCCGGTCCCGTGTCGCGTTGTGCCTCGACATCTCACCCGACCGGCGACACGCGACCCTCGCGGCTGCTGCGGTCATGGAGGATGGCCGAGCGCGGGTCGAGGTCGTGGCGGCGTGGAACGGGGTGGACGCTACCCGGCAGCTACGGGCCGAGCTGTTGCCGCTCGTGCGGAAGGTCAAGCCGTTTGCGTTCGGGTGGATGCCGAATGGACCGGCCGCAGCCCTCACCGCAGATCTGCAAAAGCGCAAGGGCTCCGCGAACATCTGGCCGCCCAACGTTGCGGTCGAGGAGATCCGGGCGGAGGTGTCGGCTATCTGCATGGGGCTCGCCGATCAGGTCGAGGCCCACCGAGTCGTGCACGCTGGCGATCCGCTGCTGAGTACGCACGTAACCGCTGCTGCGAAATTGCGGAGCGGCGATACGTGGCGCTTCAGCCGGAAGGGTGACGGGCACTGCGACGCTGCATATGCGGCTGCCGGCGCTATTCACTTGGCCAGAACGCTTCCCGCTCCAATTGGAAAGCCTCGCCTAGTAGTGGCGTCATAGTCCAATCTCGATTCATGCCGAATAGGGTACGATTCGGGCATGGGCTTCTGGAGCGCGATGCGCGAATACTTCACCGTGCCCAATATCCCTGCACAATTCATGGCCGACGAAACCGCGCCCCAGCCCGTAGCCCAGCTCATTTACGAAATGATGCACTCGGCCGGATCGGTCACGCGGGTCAGCCGGGATGAGGCGCTATCGGTGCCAGCGGTCCAGCGCGGGCGGAACCTGATCTGCTCGATCTCGACGCTGCCACTCGTGCAATACGGGCCGGACCGTCAGGTCGTGCGGAATCCGTTTCTGGAGCAGATCGACCCGGACGTGGCCAACGTCTGGACCCTCGCGATGACGGTCGAGGATCTGCTGTTTGAGCAGATCGCATGGTGGAAGATCACCGAGTTTGCCGCTGACAACTACCCGATGCACGCACGGCGGCTCGACCCGGCCAAGGTCACCGTGGTCGACGGCAAGGTGTACGTGGAGGGCACGGAGACTCCGGCGCGGGAGCTGATCCGGTTCGACTCCCCCAACCCGGCGCTCTTGAAGGCTGCCGCGCGAGCCATCCGCCGAGCGGTGCTCCTCGACGCGGCTGCCGCGATGTACGCGGATGAGCCTCGACCGCTGGACTACTTCACCCCGGCGGAGGGTGCCGACCCGGTTGATGACGACGACATCAAGGACGTGCTGAACAAGTGGCGGAAGGCGCGCAAGGAGCGCGGCACCGCCTACGTCCCGGCAGCGCTCAAATACAACGAGGTCGACCAGCCGACTCCGGCTGACCTCCAGCTCGTGGAGCTACAGAAGCGGGTCACTCTCGACCTCGCCAACGCGCTCGGGCTCGACCCGGAGGACCTGGGCCTGTCGACCACCTCGCGGACCTACCAGAACGCCACCGACCGGCGGCAGGACCGCATCAACGAGACCTCATCGCCGTACATGAAGGCGATCACCGACCGGCTGTCGATGGGCGACGTCACCAAGCGCGGATACCGGGTGGCGTTCGACCTGGACGACTACATGCGGGCCGACCCGATCACCCGAGTCCAGTACTACGAGGCGATGAAGCGGATGGGCGCCATCACCACCGAGGAGATCCGCGCGGAGGAGAACATGCCGGACCTGCCTGCCGGGGCATCCCCGGCTCCGACCCCCGACCCGACCGAGGAGGCCGCTCCTGCGGCCGTAGGGGCCACCCGCGACATCGGTCTGAACCTGTCGGCCGACGCGGGGATGGTCTTCGCCGACGTGCCCGCTGCGACGTTCAGCGTTGATGAGGAGTCCCGGACGATCACCGGCCTCGTGCTGCCGTACGGGCGGGTTGCCGTTCGCAACGGCCGACGCTGGCGGTTCGACAAGGGCTCGCTCCAGTTCGCCGACCTGGGCCGCGTGAAGCTGCTCCGCGACCACGACCGGTCACAGGCAGTCGGGCGGGCCGTGGAGTTCACCGAGACGCCCCAGGGCGTGGTGATCAAGTTCAAGGTGGCTCGCGGTCCGGAAGGCGACCGGGTGCTGGAGCTTGCGGCCGACGGGGTGCTGGATGGGCTCTCGGTCGGCGTCGAGTTCATGGCCACCGACACGACTCCCGACCCGGAGAACAGGGGCGTGACCCTGGTCCGCCGGGCGGACCTGCGCGAGGTGTCGCTGACTGCGATGCCCGCGTTTGACGACTCTCGCGTCACGTCCGTGGCTGCGAGCCGAGATGAGGGAGAAGCAATGCCCGACAACCCGACGACCGAGCCGCAGGCTCCGACTGCCCCGGCCGGTGCGCCGGGCGAGGCGGGTGCCACCTTCAGCATGGATGACCTGGCGGCGGCTGTCGCCAAGGCGCTCAAGCCGACCCAGACCGACGACCGGCCGGTGGTCAACCCGACCCGGCTGACCGCGAGCGTGTCCGAGCCGGTGCCCTACCGGTTCGACCGGGGCGGGAACTTCCTCCCCACCGAGCACGTGTTCTCCGCCGACCTGCACTCGATGGCCCTGGCCAACGACCAGTACGGCGACCGGACCGACGCGGGCAAGCGGGTCATGGGTCTGCTCCAGGAGGCGTTCGCCACCACGACCGCCAACGTCGGGGACCTCAACCCGACGATCCAGCGTCCGGACATGTACGTCGACCAGCGCGACTACCGCACCCCGCTGTGGGACTTCGTGAACAAGGGTGCTCCGCCGAACGGCGTCCAGCCGTTCCGGTTCCCCAAGTTCGCCAGCGCCGCGAACCTGGTGGACGACCACGAGGAAGGCGTCGAGCCGGACGCCGGCACCTTCACCTCGACCGGCCAGACCGTGACCCCGACCGCGCTGAGCGGTAAGGCGTCGCTGACCCGCGAGGTCTGGGACATGGGCGGCAACCCGGCCGTCTCCACCCTCATCTTCAACCAGATGCGCCGGGGCTACCGGGAGGGTCTGGAGCAGGCGGTTGCCACCTTCCTGAACACCCTGACCGCTGCGGACGACATCAACCTGGGCGTGGCTCCGACCGACTTGGCCCTGGCTGAGGCATGGGACGCGGCGCTGGCCGACCTCCAGTTCATCCGGGGCTACGACTTCTCGGCGTTCGCCATCGAGAAGGCGCTGTACAAGGCGTTCGTGTCCGCGCGGGACGGCAACGACCGTCCGCTGTACGCGATCATCGCGCCGCAGAACGCCAACGGCACCGCCGCCTCGCGGTTCCGCACTCTGGACCTCGGCGGCGTGACCGGCGTGCCGTCCTGGGCGCTCGCCTCGACGGCGGGAGCGGCGAACAACTCCTGGCTGTTCGACCCGAGCACCGTCCACGGCTGGGCCACCGCCCCGCAGCGGCTGGAGTTCCCGGGCACGGACGCGAGCGGCGAGTATGCGCCGGTGGCGATGGTCGACATCGCGATCTGGGGCTACAAGGCGTTCGCCAACTCCGACCTCGGCGGTGTCCGCCAGGTCATCTACGACAACGCTGCCTGATCCGACTGACCGCTGAGAGGAGGTGACCACCATGGGACTCCGGGCTCTGTCCAGCACCGCTGCGCTGCTGCCGATCGGCGGACGCTGGGTGATCGAGGTCGAGACGACCAACGATGACGGCTACCTGGTTGACGGCGCTCCGGCCGTGGTGGTCACCCTCCCCGGCGGTACGGTGTCCAACCCGACCTTCACGAGGCTCGGAGCGGGCACCTACCGGGCGGTGTACACGGTCGGCTCCTCCGGTCGGTACGTCGCTCGGGTCACGACTGCGGATGACGCGGTGGACTTCGCCGCGTACGCCACCGCCACCACCTCCGGTACGGGGATGCCGACCACCGATGACGTGGCCGCGTACCTCCGGGAGGGTGCGGCGTCGTGGGAGACCGAGGATCTACAGGATGCTCTCGACGCGGAGGCTGCCGCTCAGCGTGCCGTTTGCCGCGTCCGGGCGGTCTACCCGGATGACCTCCGGCAGGCGCTCCTGCGCCGCGTAGCGCGGAACCTGGCTCTGCGGCAACTCCCGCTCGCGGTGCTCCAGGGTGACGCCGAGGTCGGATCGAGCATCCTGCCCGGCCGTGACCCTGAGGTCCGGCGGCTGGAGGCTCCGCACCGACGTCTGGTGGTGGGCTGATGAACGTCACCCGGTCCGACATCAAGAGCGCACTGTCCACTGTGGACGGTGTGACCGGCTTTGAGTACAAGCCGACCACTCCGCGTCCCGGTGATGCCTGGCCGCTGCTCGGCGCGTTGGAGCGGGCGGACGGCTTTGCCTTCTACGTCACGTGGCGGGTGCTCGTGTTCCTGCCGCAGGACGAGCGGGCCGCGTCTGACTGGGTCGATGCCCACTACGGGGACCTGGTGGACGCCTTGGAGCCGGTTGGCTTCGTGGACCGCATCGAGCCGGTGGCTCTGGGCGCCAGCGGCACCGACCAGTACGCACTACAGATCACGATGAGGAGTGAGTGAGATGCCGGCTCCCACTGGCGCTTATGTCCTGCGGAACGCCGTAGTCACCATCGACAGCGTCGAGTACGCCAACCAGCTCAACAAGGCTCGGCTGGTGCCCGACACCCCGATCCAGACCTTCCGCACCCTCGTGCCGGACGGCGTGGTCCAGGACGTGGACTCGACCGTCTGGACCTTCGAGATCAGCGGACTCCAGATCAACGAGGCCAACGGACTGGCCGCCGCGCTCCGCGAGGCAGCGGGGACGGAGCTGGAGGTCACCCTCCAGCCCAAGGCCGGTACCGGCCAGGCCACCGCGACCTTCACCATCCTGGCGCTGGACACGGAGTTCGGCGGCGACCAGGGCGCGTTCATGACCACGGAGCTGAGCCTGCCGGTCGTCGGCGGGGTCACCTTCGGCACTTCGGCCTGAGAGAGGTAACCCGACCATGCCCTCCCTGCTGTTTGAACTCCGCGTCGAGATGGAGGACGGGACCACGTATGACGTGGTTGCCGACCAGCGCGACGCGGCCAAGTTCGAGGTCCAGGACTTCGGCTGCTCCATCAGCGCCATCGACTCCCGGCTGGCGACGGCGTTCCGCTACATGGCCTGGTCTGCGATGACCCGGCGAGGCGAGACCAAGCTGAGCTGGAAGGACTTCGACGCCCAGTGCATCGAGGTCATCGACATGCCGGAGCCGGAGGAGGCGGGCGAGCCGGGTGATGCCCTGGACCCTGGCCAGACGGCTCCGTCCGCTTGAGCCTTGTCCGGCTCGCGCACGCGACCGGTAGGCCGCTGATGGGGCCGGACGGGCTGGAGAACTGGCACCCCAGGGACCTGGCCACGTTGGTCGACATCTTGGAAGAAGAGGCGGCTGACCGCCGCAGAGCAGCGGATAGGGGGTGACGGGATGGGTTCGCTGGATGGGCTGATTCGGGACCTGCGCGGCTTTGAAGGCCGCAAGGAGGTCCTGAAGCACCTCCGCAAGGAGATCCGCCAACCCCTCCCGTCCGTCCGCGCCGCAATCAAGCGGCGGGCGCTCGACACGCTCCCGAGACGGGGCGGGCTGAACGTCTGGGTCAGCAGGACCAAGATCACCGTCCAGACCAAGTTGGCGGGCCGCGCGGCGGGAGTCCGGATGAAGGGCTCCCGCAAGTCAGCCAAGGACAAGAGCGACTTGAAGCGGCTCGACGCGGGCAAGGTCCGGGCTCCCTCGTGGGGCCGGAGGGGTGCCGGAGCGTGGCACACGCAGCAGGTAGAGCCGGGCTACTTCACGAAGCCAGCGACGGAGATTGACCAGTGGCGAGCGGCGGCCAACAAGGCCGTAGATGAGGCGTTGGAGGTGATCCGTCGTGGCTAGGGACGTTGAGGTTGATGTCCTCCTCCGGGACAAGACCGGAACGGGCGTCAACTCCGTCGAGCGCAACCTCAAGCGCGCCAACACCGTTCAGGGCAGGGTCCTGTCCCAGATGGGCAAGGGCTTCCGACAGTGGGAGAACGGCTTCAAGCGCGTAGGCGGTGCGGCGAACCGGTGGGCCAACTCCGGCGACAGCGCGGGCAAGAAGTTCGTTCGCGGGATCTCCAAAGGCATCGGCAAGCTGGCCGACCTCGGCGGGACGATTGGCGGCGCGCTCTCCAAGGGAATTAGCGGAGCCGGTCCGCAGGTCGCTCTGGCCGCTGCCGGGCTTGCGGTTGTGGCCGCTACGGCTGCCGCTCCGGCCATCGCGGGCGCGATCGTCGGCGGTGCCGGCATCGGCGGAGTCGTGGGCGGGGTGCTGCTAGCGAGCAAGGACGCTCGCGTTGCCTCCGCTATGACCGGCCTGAAGGAGGAGATCGGGACCGGGCTCCAGGACGCGGCCAAGCGGTTTGTCCCGGCGACGCTCGACGCGGTGAAGCGGGCGCGGGCTGCGTTCCGTGGTCTGGTGCCGGACCTCCGCCAGATCTTTGACGTCTCGGCTACCTGGCTTGGCCCGCTGACGACCTCGCTCGGGCGGGCGGCGCAGCTTGCCCTCGACGGCATCACCAAGGCGGTCACCAAGGCTGGCCCGATCATCGCCGTGATCGGTCGGGGTGCCGAGAAGATCGGCCAGCGCGTCGGCGAGCTGTTCTCCGGGCTCAGCGACAACGGGGCGTCGATGGCGGCGGCTCTCGATGTGGCGCTTTCCCTCGTTGCCGGGGCCATCCAGGAGGCCGGTATTGCGCTCAACTTCCTGGTCGAGGCGTTTGAGTTCTTCGTCAACAAGATCCCGTTCGGCAAGAAGTGGCTCGACGGGTACAAGAACAGCAGCGACGGGGCCAAGTCCTCCTCGCTCAACCTGGCGGGCGGATTCCGGGCGCTGGCCACCGACGCCAACGCGGCAGCAGCGGGTCTGACCAACGCCAAGCAGAAGTCGGACGATTTCGTTAACGCCAATATCTCCCTGGCCCGTGCGCAGATCGCCTCCCGCGATGCGGTCAAGAACACCACCGCCGCGATCAAGGAGAACGCCAACGCCAAGCTGACCAACAAGCAGCGCGCCGACGCGAACATGACCGCGCTGCTCAACCTCGCGGACGCCTTCAATACGGAGGCGGACGCGGGCGACCGATCCGGGGTCAGCGCGGGCAAGGCGGCTGCGGCCTACTCGACCAACCGGGCCAAGCTCATCGCGATGGCGGAGAAGGCGGGCTACTCCCGCCAGAAGGCCGAGGAGTTGGCGGCGCAGCTGCTCAAGGTGCCGAAGAACGTGAACACCGACGTCAACGTGAACACCAGCACCGCGATGGGTCGGCTTGAAACCCTTCAGAAGAAGATCAAGAACACCAAGGGCAAGACGGTCACGCTGACCGTGCAGGTCCTGAGCAACGGCAACCACCGTATGCCCGGCGGCGGACAGCTCACCTTCTCGGACTACACGTCTTGGGCGGGCGCGGGCGGTAGCGGGGTCTCGCGGACCGGCGGACCGACGCGGGTCGAGAGCACCGTCAACCAGACGCTCAACGTGCTGCTCGACGGGCAGCCGTTCCGCTCCTACACCGACCGAGCCATTGCGGAGTCCGAGCGGCGGCAGAACTGGCGGCAGAAGGTAGGGAGGCGGTAATGGCTGTCGCGATCACGGCCGACGAGCAGGACTCCTGGCCGCCCCGGGTGCTGATCAGCGTCACGGGTCTGACCGTCGGCGACTCGGTGGAGCTGTACCGGGTGGCCTCCGGTGAGCGGTCCGCGCTGCGGGCGGGAGCCGACGCCGACGTGTCGGATACCTCGTTCTTGCGGGTGGACGCAGAGATGCCCTTCGGGGTGCCGGTGAGCTACCTAGCCGTCGTTAACGGGTCGGACGAGTACACGACGGCACCCGCCTCGTACACGCTCCCGGGCGGGAAGGTGGCAGTCACCGACGCCATCAGCGGGGCGAGCGCCGAGGTGGTCATCCTCGCCTGGGACGAGAAGGCGAGCAGCCGCCAATCGTCCGTGTTCAAGGTCGGCGGACGGAACGTGGTCGTGTCCGGCGACATGGGCATGTTCGAATCCGACCTGGAGTTGTTCACCGAGACCACGAGCACCCGCGACAACCTCCGGGCGCTGCTGGCTGGTGCGACCGAGGGTGTCGTGCAGATTCGGCAGCCGGGCGGGTATGACGGCGTCGACAGCTATCTGGCGGTGCTCGGGACCACCGAGCGGCGGTTCAGCCAGGACGGCAGCGACCAGCGCCGCATCTTCGCGTTGAGCGTGGCCGAGGTCGAGGGTTGGGCGCCCATGCTGGAGGCGCGCGGCACGACGCTCCAGGACATCGCGGATGCGTACGCGAGCACCGAGACGGCAACGCTCGTTGGCGACTACCTGTTCAATGCCACTACGGAGAGCTGGTTCGCATCCGGCGGCACTCTCGCCCGTGTCGCTACCCCGTCGGACGACGGCGACGGCTCGCTGCGCTGGACCATGGACACGGGTGACGACGCCGATGGCGTCCAGTCGCCCACGGGGTCGAGCGCTCTGCCTGTCCCGGCTCCTGGCTCCTACCGCATCACCTACAAGATCATGACCCCGCACATGATCAACCCCGTCACCTGCGACGGATTCTGGTATGACGCCTTTGGCGACTTCATCGAGGGCCTCAACGGGAAAACCTTGACGCTGACGCCGAACGTCTGGACCGAGTTGGTGCTGGAGGCGGTCGCCCCGGCGGGCGCAGCGTTCCTCCGAACCGACATCGGCTTGATCGGCACTACGGCGGGCAACCTGCTCTACGTCGACAGCGTGACCGTAGAACTCCTCGGGGGCGGGCTGTCGAATCTGGCCGACGACTACGCCACCTTGCTCGACATCGCGCAGGGAGAGTTCGCATGATCCCGCTGAGCGAGGAGGCGCTGTCTGTCCTCACCCGCAGCTACCGGCTGCGGTGCGCGGTGGAGTCCTGGCTCGGTGACGAACTGCTGGCCGCTGAGGTGCCGGTGGAGACCGCCTCCGAGGAAACCGACCGGAGCTTGCGGGTGCCGGAGCGGGTCACCTTCACCGTTCCCCGGTACGACCGGGGCGTGGACTGGTCGCCGGTTACGGATGACCACCCGCTAGCCGCCAACGGTCAGCGCCTCCGGGTGCAGCTCGGAATCGAGATCGGCAACGGGGTCACCGAGTGGTTCCAGCGGGGATGGTTCGTCATCGAGGATTCCATCGCCGATGGCGACTCCGTCAGCGTCGCGGCGGTGGGCCTGCTCTCCCTGGTCGAGGAGGCTCGATTGGTGAGCCCGTACCAGCCGAGCGGGACACTCTTCAACACCCTGCGCGGGCTGGTGGAGCCAGCCCTCACGGTGACGTCGGACGGGCTGATCGACCGTGCCGTGCCGTCCGGGATCAACTACGACGAAGACCGGCTCGGCGCGGTTTTGGAGCTGCTGGACGCCTGGGAGGCGGACGCCCGAGTCACCGAGGATGGATACCTGTACGTGTCTCCGGCGGAGCCGTCCCGGACGCCGGTCCTGAGCCTCACCGACGGCCAGGGCGGCACGGTTATCCAGGCCACCGGATCGAGCGCCCGCGAGGGTGCTTTCAACGTGGTTGTCGCCCGAGGTACCGCACCCGACGGCGGCCAGATCCAGGGCGTGGCCTACGACTACTCCGGCCCCAAGCGGCACGGCGGACCGTTCAACCCGCTGCCGGTGCCGTACTTCTACTCCAGCCCGCTCCTGACCACTGTGGCGCAGGCGAACTCGGCGGCGCGGACGGTGCTGGCCCGGCTCAAGCGCTCGACGGCCAAGGAGTTTCAGATTGAGATGGTGCCGCACCCCGGGCTACAGGCGGGCGACACGGTCGCCATCACCACCGAGGAATACACCGACCTGCTGTGCGTGGTCGAGGCCCTGAACCTGCCGTACACGGCGGGCGGCGGGTCGCAGCGGCTGACGTTGAGGAGCCTGTCATGAGCGCGCTATTGGCTACCGCCAGCGCCAACAAGTCCGGTAGCACCGTCACCGCCACGGTCAACGGCGTCACGACGGTCGTGCAGGTGGCCCGTGATCTCGCGGTCGCCTCCGGGGACGTGCTGCTCGTGGAGAAGATCGGCCCGCAGTGGTTCGCCTACGCCCGGGTGTTCTCGGCAGCACCCGCCTCGACCGGGCGAGACAACGAGGAGCCGCCCCCGCCCAAGCCCGCTACGGTCAGCGGAACGCTGGTCGTGAGTCCGGTGGAGACCCGGAGCTACCGGCCGAACTACGGCTGGCGGACGGACAACACGGACGTCTACCAGGGCCAGTACGGCGGCTGGGGCAACCACACCGGAGCGGCGTTCTACGGCAGTAAGCCGCGCAGCCTCGCGGGTGCCACGGTGACCAAGGCGACGATCAAGGTCAAGCGGCTCAGCGCCGGTACGTACGCCGCTCAGTCGACCACGATGCGCCTCGTTACGCAGGCCACCCGGCCGGGTGGCGCACCGACGCTCGGTAGCTCGACCTCCGGACCGAGCCTCGCGGTGGGCGGCTCGACCACCTTCACCATTCCCGCCTCCTGGGCGCAGGCGATGGTCGACGGGTCGGCGGGCGGGCTCGCCTTCTTCGAGTCGGACGGCAGCCCCTATGTGCGCTTCGCAGGCCGGGGCTCCTGGTCGCCGGCATTCACCTTGACGATCAACTGGACAAGGAGCACCTGACATGCCCACCACTAGCAACGGCATCACCTACCCGACCTCCTCCGGCCACACCCGGATCTGGGAGCACTTTCAGACCCTGGCCGAGGACGTGGACGGCCTGATCGACACCATCCTCAACCCGCCGGTTGCGCACCTGCGGCAGACCACGGCGCAGACCCTGTCGAGCGGATCCTGGACCGCCCTGATCTTCCAGAGCGAGGACATCGACACCCACAACGGCCACCTGACCGGGGTCAGCGACAACCAGCGCCGCTACACCGCGCAGGTCGCGGGCATCTACGAGTTCAGCGGGGCGGCCACCTTCACGACCGCCATCGGCGGGAACCGCTGGTGCCGATGGGCGAAGAACGGCACGGAGATCGGCGGTTCGGGCGCGAACACGCCTCCGATCTCGGGCGGGCAGACGCTGCTGACGGCACGCACGGTCAACGTCTTCCTCAACGTCGGCGACTACGTGGAGCTGTTCGCCTACCAGGACAGCGGCAACCCCGTCGACACGTACGTAGGCGTTACCTACGCCCAGTCGAGCATGAGCGTGAAGTGGATCGGGGCGTAGACGCCCCTTATGACGCAGCAACCCCGGACGCGGCTGAGGGCACCGCTCCGGGGTTGCTGTCTATGCGGGACTAGCGGGCGCGGCGAGCCTGGGAGGCGAGAGCGTGGGAGACGGCTCGGGCCTGCGGGATGGTGAGGAGGAGCGAGCCAACCCCACCCTTGAGGGTGATGAGCGGGAGAGCCTGGGGCTCGTGTCCCCGGAGGAGTTGGAGCGAGACGGGCGGGTACCCGTCGAGGGAGTTGATGACGATGATGCGGCCCGCGTGCGAGAGCGGGGAGCACAGGTTGCTGAGGCACCAGGACGGGTGAGGGAGGTCGGACATCGCGGCACACTCCTGACGAACATGGCAAAACGGACAGCCCTATCGTCCCGCTCGATACGTGAGCCGTCTACACGTTCGGGTGCGTGTCTTCCAGCGGATCCCGCCTAAGTCCTGAACTGCGTCGACCTGCACCGCACCGACCGGGATCCGGACTGGCCGCGGCTCGCCGCCCAGCTCGCCGGCGAGGAGTCGCTCCCCGCGGGCGCCACCGCGACCCTGCTCGTCGCGGCCGGGTTCGCCACCGCGGAGGCGCTGGCCCAGCTCGACGGGGGCACGCCGGAGACGGTGGGCGCGGCGGTGGAGGTAACCACCGCCGGCAGGTTCCGGCGTCGCGGCTGGCCACCCCACCCCTCCTGCCGATGCTCGCGTGGCGGCCGTTGAGAGACCGTCGGCAAGTCCGGGCGAGCGACGCGGCACCAGGTGACGATCCGGCGAGGCGGTCGTCCGCTGGCCCGCCGCAACCGCCGGGGGCTCTCGCGGCGCTCTCTCAGGCCCGCCGACATGCCCACTGATGCCCTTTGTCCGACCTGACGTCCGGAACGAACGACGGGTGACGAGGCGCTCAGCAGCCGCGCGCCCGCCGAGTCGGTAACAATGACCGGGTGACCGACATCCCGCGCCGGGCCGTGTCCCGGACCGCCAAGCTCGCCGCACTGCCGCTCGGCTTCGCCGGCCGGACCGTCCTCGGCATGGGAAAGCGCGTCACCGGCCTCGCCTCCGACGTGATCTCCGCGGAGATCCAGCAGCGCACCGCCGAGCAGCTCTTCAGCGTCCTTGGCCAGCTCAAGGGCGGGGCGATGAAGTTCGGGCAGGCGTTGTCCGTCTTCGAGGCGGCGCTGCCGGAGGAGATCGCCGCCCCGTACCGGCAGGCGCTGACCAAGCTCCAGGAGGCAGCGCCTCCGCTGCCCGTCGCCAGCGTGCACAAGGTGCTGACCGAGCAGCTCGGCCCGGACTGGCGGGACCGCTTCGTCGAATTCAACGACACCCCGGCTGCGGCCGCCAGCATCGGCCAGGTGCACCGCGCGGTCTGGCGGGACCCGGGGTACGACCCGGCCGGCGCCCCGAAGCACCGCGACGTGGCCGTCAAGATCCAGTATCCGGGCGCCGGTGACGCGCTGCTCGCCGATCTCAAACAGCTATCCCGCCTCGGCGGGATGTTCCGGGCGATCCAGCCCGGGCTCGACGTCAAGCCGCTACTTGTCGAGCTACGGGAGCGGATCACCGAGGAGCTCGACTACGAGCTCGAGGCCGAGTCGCAGCGTGCCTTCGCCGCCGCGTACGCCGACGACCCGGACATCTACATCCCCGCCGTGGTCTCGTCCGCGCCGCGGGTGCTCATCACCGAGTGGGTCGAGGGCACGCCGCTCGCCCAGATCATCCGGGACGGCACCGAGGAGCAGCGGAACGAGGCGGGCCGGCTGATGGCCGAACTGCACCTCTCCGCGCCGATGCGGGCCGGACTACTGCACGCCGACCCGCACCCGGGTAACTTCCGGCTGCTGCCCGACGGCCGCCTCGGTGTGATCGACTTCGGCGCGGTGGCCCGGATGCCCGACGGCACCCCGGAGCCGATCGGCCGCCTCGCCAGTCTGGCGCTGCGGGGCGAGGCGGACGCCGTCGTGGCCGGCCTGCGGTCGGAGGGCTTCGTCAGCGAGACCGAGGAGATCGACGCGCAGGCGGTGCTGGAGTATCTGCGGCCCATGCTGGAGCCGGTGGCCGCCGACGAGTTCCGGTTCACCCGTGCCTGGCTGCGGGGCGAGGCTGCTCGGCTGGCCAGCCCGCGCTCGCCCGCGTACCAGCTGGGGCGTCAGCTCAACCTGCCCCCGTCGTACCTGCTCATCCACCGGGTCACCCTCGGGTCCATCGGCGTGCTCTGCCAGTTGGAGGCCAAGGCGCCGTACCGCCTCATCCTCGAACGCTGGTTGCCCGGCTTCGCGCCGGTCGGCTGACGGCCCCGCCGCGAGGGACGCGGCCCGGGCCGCCCCGTCGACCCTGGGCACGCACCGCCCGAGGCGCCCAGCGGTTACGCCGAGGGGCGGGTGGCCGGAATCCGGCCGCCCGCCCCTCGTATCGGTGGGTGTCAGCGAAGGCCCAGGTCGCGCGCCGCCTGCTGGCGGCCCTTCATCGCGACGGTGAGGGCGGAACGGGTTGCCTCAGTGCTCGTGGTGGTGCCGGCCTGAGGCCGTCGCATTCGAGCCCTGGACAACGCTTCATGAAGTAGTTGCATCTCAACTCCGTTGGGTACGTGCAGCATGCTGTTTCCAGTCACCGCCGGCGTCAGGCCGGCGTAGTTGGTTCGGATCGGGTTCATGTCAGGCCGCCAGCCGGACCGCGTTGCGCTCCTGGGACAGCCCACTGGCCGCCAGGCGCGCCTCGGCCTCGACCCGGAGCGCGGCGTCGCGGGCGACGTCCTCCTTGCGCGGACGGCCACGGGGCCGCTTGCGCGGGACGACCGCGCCACGCTCGAAGATCTCGCCGCCCCAGACGCCCCAGGGCTCGGCTCGCTCGACCGCGCCGGCGAGGCACTCGACGCGCAGCGGGCAGTCCCCGCAGAGCGACTTGGCCAGCTCAAGCTCGGTGGGCGAGTCGGAGAACCACAGGTCGGGGTCGAACTTCCGGCAGGGGAGGTTCGCCTCCAGCTCGACGTCCAGGTCGAGCGGGGCCAACGCCAGACTCAT